CGAAAACGATCTCAAGCGTGCGGAGGCCCGCATCGATCTCGTCAATGCTCAGCCCGTGCCAAATCTGATGCTGATCAGCATCGCCTGCAAGGGTGGCCAGAGGGGCTACGTCACGGGATGCAGCTATGACGACGGTCCGGGCTACAGCATCGGCAAGATCAAGTATGGGCGCCGTGAGAAGGCACTTCGGTTCAAGGCAGAGCACGGGCTCGACATTGCCCGACAGCTCGCCGGCATCAACTTTGGCTGCATCGACGTCCAGCTGGAAAACGTCGGATTCACAGGAGTGAGATAATGGCAACCCTAGCAGCGGGGCAACGGTTCAAGATGCTGGGCGGGGGAGAAGAGATCTGGCGCGTCTTGCACGTCAACGACTCCCGCGCGCACTGCGCCAGCGAAAAACAAGAACAGGTCACGATGGGTGATCGAACGTTCCAAGCGACGTCACGCAGGACGATCGACATCTCACCTAACAGCATCGTGGAGTTCGTTGACGTCTCGGCAGTCCCAGAGCCTGTGCTCAGGCAGGGCAGGTCGAAGCCTGCCACCCCAGGCGCCTACGTCATCCGCAAGGGCGACACGTATCTCCGCAGGGTGCAGATCGCACAGGCGCCCGGTTACAGATACGATCACGTCAACGATCGCGGTCGGGCGACCGAATACAAGTCGATGAAGGGTGCCGTGAGATCCTTCGAAGAGTTCGAGGCAGGCACGACAACCGGGTTCGCGATACTGGAGGGCTGAGTGGCGATGTTCATTACTCCAGGGACCTGCTGCGAGATGTGCGGCAAAGCGTTCAAGGAGGGTGACGTCATCCACGTCATCCAAGGGGGCACGCTGGAGCGTATAGGCGGACTGGGTCTCATGCGGGATCTGCTCACGCTCAAGACGAAGCAGAAGATCGTTCACGAGGACTGTGATGCCTAAGATCAAATACGTTCACAAGAACCTGAGCCAGGGCAAGCTGACGGTGATCGCGCAAGCGAACGCCATCATTGAGGAGTATCAGGCACAGGGATTTCAGCTGACACTCCGACAGCTCTACTACCAGTTTGTGGCGCGAGACATCATCCCGAACAACCAGAAGGAGTATGACAATCTGGGCGCCGCGATCAACGACGGACGTCTCCAAGGTCTCATTGACTGGCACGCGATCATCGATCGCACCCGCAACCTGGCCAGCGTGCCGCACTGGACAGACCCCGCCGACATCATGGAGGTGGTGGCGAAGCAGTTCAGGATCGACAAGTGGGAGAACCAACCCTGGCGGCCTGAGGTCTGGATCGAGAAGGATGCCGTCGCGGGTGTCGTTGAAGGTGTCTGTCAGGAGCTGGACGTCGCCTACTTCAGCTGTCGTGGCTACACATCTCAATCGGAAATGTGGGCAGGCGCGATGAGAATGAAGCAGAGGGTCCGCGATGGACAGACACCCCTGATCCTGCACTTTGGAGATCACGATCCGTCAGGGAAAGACATGACGCGGGACATCATCGATCGTCTAACGCTGTTCATGGGCGGGCTGGAGGTGCGACGTCTGGCGCTCAACTACGATCAGATCGAGCACTACAATCCTCCGCCGAATCCAACCAAGCTCACCGACAGCCGAGCGCCCGCCTACGTGGCAGAGTTCGGGCACGAGTCGTGGGAGCTTGACGCCCTCGAGCCCCGCGTCCTAGTCGCGCTCATCCGCGACACGATAGAGGAGTTCCGAGACCCCGACTTGTGGAACGAGAAGGTGGAGTCAGAGGATAAGGATCGTAGGCTGCTGGGCCAGGCCTCCAGACGATGGGACGACGTCGTGGACCTCCTTGAGGGAGAGGACGCCTAGCGATCGGTCGCGCCTAGGGACTTACTCGGGCGCAGCCTAGATCGCACGACGTAGAGCACGCTACAACCTGGAGACAGCATGGCACAGGGCTTGCTTACCTTCGACGACGATGAGGGAGACCCTCAGACCGTCAAGCCGGCTCCGGTTCAGACTGTCAAAACTTACAGGTGGGATTGGTGGGACGCCTGGAGGCCGGGTCTCAGCGACAGGGACGCCAGTCTCTTGCAGATCCAGCGTGACCTACGCGCCTATGAGGAGACGGGTGACGACTTCTATCTGAGTCGAGTCGAGTTGCACCGTGACGCACTCAAACGAAGCGGCGACGGTGAGTAGGCCCCAGACTTCCTCCTCACCGCCACCGCTTAAAGAGCTGGGTGGCTGATGCCCCGCTCTTTTTCCGCCTTACTGATCTTCGATGGTGCCCAGCGTAGGCGAGCCAATCACCGACGCCTGACCTGCTGTCACTTGCACGCCGACCTTCTCACCAACGATGGTAACGACGCCGTCACCAAGATCCGCATCGGCCTCGGGCCAGATCTCGCAAACCCCAGGAGCGCCCGCCACGATGGTGCCGGCGATCGGATCCTCTGTGGCCGGTGTGACGGTGGCGAACGTCGGATCTGACGTCTTCCACACGAGCGAGCCCGGCTGGATGGGCGCGGGGAAACCCTTGGCGTCCGTGGGGGCGCCATACGTGACAAGCACCTTCTTCGTGTCTCCAAGCACTGCGATCATGGGAACTCCTGCTGTAGGTCCTGGGAGTGACTGCTCTGAGACGGGACCAATCGACTTCAGAGACAGTTTCGGGTGGTGGGAATGACAGCACACCCCATCAACCGAGACGTTGACAGTGACATTGATCATATGCGTCAACCACCTCAAAAAACGGTTACTGATCTGGACGCGGTTGTGAACGTGACACATCCCGCCTGATCCTTCGCGCCTACGGTGAGGTTATACGTGCCACGAGCAGGCACACCGAATGCGATGCCCGTGACGTTGCGAAGCTCTGTGCCATCGATCTGCCCGACGACCAACGTTCCGAACTTGACCTGGATCTGAATGACCTGCCGAGGCGCACTTAGCTTCAGTCTCACCTCGCCTTGGAAGCCCGCTGCTACGCGGTCAGTCCACGAGGTGACGGCGATCGTTACTTGACTACCAGACCCGTCGGGGCAGAGGGCGGACCCGGGAAACCAAAAGGGCCGACAACGTTCGATGGCGGAGAGACCAAGCCCCCTGACGCGATCGCCCGCAGTGTAGCGAAGTATTCCACACCAGGTTGAAGCACGGGGATACCTGAGAGCAACGGCCCAAGATAGAGACCCGTGCCGTCAGGCGTGGGCTTGCCGAAATCCACCTGTTGATTCGGTGGCGTCGTGGGGGCTGCACAGACCACCGGCGTCCCTGAGCAAGTCACCGTAGCCTTCAGATAGAAGTCTGCTCTAAAGTTCTGCAGTGTGACCAACGGGTTCGTGGCGTCCCAATTCCACCCAAAACGATTCGTTGCGGTGAGAATCAGTGTTGGGGGCGCCTGTGCGAACACGGGTTTTGGTGCAGATGCTAGCACCAGCAAGACGAGCCAGAATGCACGTTTCATCTGTTCTCCTTAGCAGACCAGGTGCTCAGGGGCACCCGTATCTACGAACTTCTGTCGCCACTGAGCAATGGTGCTGGGCGGTGTGCCCCTCACCCCACCGTAGAGTCCGAACTCGAAGGCACGGTGGACGTAGGCGTCACCGTCTTCGTTCGGCGACAGGAGCACAAACTCAGGGTGAGGATCATGCGCCTCGGGGTAGAGCGGATCTCCCGGGACGTCATGCTGCTTCTGTTCCGAGGGCACGATGTAGAGCTTGCCCAGGTAGCGGGCCATGATCTGCCAATAGTCGCCCGTTACGAACTGGCCATCGTTGTATTCCGACAGGATCAACGAGTAGGCTGACATGGCGCCGCCCGGTTGATAGTTGCCCCCGCCTTCACCGCAGAGCAAGTATCCGACACCACCTTCGATGCCCGGATACTTGAATCCGGAGGCGCGTGCCGTCAAGCTGAACTGGCGGATCTGCGGGGGGTCGTATCCCGTGCCCGATGACGGATTCGGCTTATGCCAGACGCCGTCATACCCAGGGATCGGAACGACAAACTTCCGGACGTCGCCCGACGGGTGCAATCCGAAGACGCTGCCCGCGTCCTGCACTTGCGCGATAGCGACCGGATAGCCATTCTGCCCGTCATCCCCTCCCAGGAACAGCCAGACACCCTTGAACCCGTAGCTGATCGCGAAGCAGATCGCGTTGGCAATCTCCAGCATCGACGGGTCGATGGCCGGGAACTTGTCCGCGGAGTAGAACTGACTCGGTTCGTCGTAGAGCGCCCGCCCTGACGGCACTTCAATGTCCAGAATCTCCATGCCCTGTGCGATCAGTTGTGCAGCCGCCGACTTTCGCTCGTCTTCTGTCAGCCACATCCAGCAGGCGCCCCACCAAGGCATAACGCCGAAGCGGGGGAGCGTGACTTGCAGCCCTTGGAATTTGAACCTGCCCTCGAGTAGCTGCTTCCTCGAGGGCGGTGCCGGAAGCACGGGCACGGGACCAGGAATCGGACCGGGACCCGGATTGATGTGAGGGAGGCTGTAGACGTCACGATACTCGTTCAGGTGCTTGTCTCTGGACGCTGGCCATGACATACCACCCATGTAGAAATCCCAGTCGGCCCGCTGGGCCTGCACGGAGATCATCCCTGGATCGTATGGGATGTTGGCGCCACTGTGAAGCTGTCGATAGGCTTCGTTCGCAGCGTTGATGCCTGTGCCAAATTCTATGGCCCGGGCATCGTTGTCATAGGGGACGAATGGAACCGTGCTCACTGGGGTATCCTCCTCGCGCTATGCTCTAGCCAACAGTCTGATTACCTGGATGCCAAGCGCCACGACACCCATCGGGCCAATCCACTTCATGATCATGATGACAGTGTCCACACGATCCTGCCACTCTTTGAGCTTGCGGTGCGTTTCCGCGTGCTTCTCGATTGTCTCGGCCTGCTGAGCCAGGCTCGCCTCGAGTTGCTGAATGTAGCCATTGACCTGTCGTCCAGCCGCTGATTTCGTAATGTCGGTGGACATGTTGACGATCAGATCAGCCAAGTGATCGAACTTCAGAACTTGTGTTTTCTGTCCTTCCTCTATCACCTTCAGACGTGCATCGAAGATTTCTTTCAAGTGAGTCTGCTCCAGCTTGACGATATTGACGCTGGACTCCATCTTAGCGACTTGCGAGGTCAATACACCATAGGCTTTTTCCAGTTGATCCAAGCGGCCATTCAGGTCTCGGTCCCTATCTTCCGATCTCCTCTGCTGTTGTGACTCATCCACGTCAGACTCCTCCCAGTAGATCAATTCGATTCCATGTAAAGGGATTGAAAGTCAAACCATGCCGAAGTGCTGGGCGAAGTTACCCCCTGAACAAGGAACGCATAACCGACCTCTGTCGTGGCCTGTATCCCATCTGTCATCGTTACACTGGCGCCGTTCACAGTCGCCGTCACAGAGAATTGAGGAGGACTGAGCAAGAGACCGTCAGTATCCCGAAGAGCAGTCACCTTGATCTGAGCAAGATAGATCGTCGTCACCCGCTGCACGGGCAGGAACACGTCTGACAAGAAGATCCCTGCGGCGTTGACACACATCAAGCGCCAACCAGAATCGCCTGCAATGCGGGAGTAACGGAGGTAGATACCCCTCTGCGACGTCAGGTTCGGAGTGTCTGTGTTGACGGCGGAAGGTCCATCATTGAGAGAGAGCAGAATACGATCAGGGAATGTTGCACCTTCCAGGCGGAACCGCACCTGCAAGAGCGGCTCCAGTTCAAAACGGGTAAAGGCTGTAGGCCCGGTGAACTGTGCCTGAGACCCTGCAGAAGACTGAGACGAGAACCAATACCCGTCGTTGTCGTTCTGGTATGCGCCACCAGTGATCGTCGCGGTGCCCGGTTGACCTACGAACGTCAATGCCGTTCCGAATGCGACCTTGGCCGCTGCATTGCCCCACAGGATCCGCTTCCCCAGAAGCTTCGTCCCGATTGGGATGGGCATGAACGTCGAGTTTGTAGAGGCTTCAGTCGATGCGGCCTGCACAATACCCGCAGTGCTCGGGATGCCCCCGCCGCTCGTGACGACTCCGAACGCCAAGAGGAAGCTGTCGAGTTGATATCTGACGGTAGACGCCTGCACGGTATACCGAGGCATCAGTGTGTCCGACTCGTCATGGATCTGATCGATCGTGACTGACTGGATCAGGAAATCGCCCTTGCATGGCGGGTTCGTCAGGTCCACATGGACGGTCGCGCCTACGCGGGTCTTGACGTCACGCGTGGCATACTTGATCGTGATGATGGGCTTGGAGAAGATGTGGAGTTCAGCTTGCGCTCGGAGATAGACTTGCTGAGCAGTCGCCAGCGAGGTATCGTTGACAACGAACTCATGGATTCCGTCTGTCGGGAGTCCGTTTGTGTCAAGCTCGACCTTCCCCCTCTCAATCTGCGACTTCCGATCGTTGGCCTCCGAATAGTATTGTAAGGTCGTGCCCGCAGGGATGGGCGACGTCAAGGCGTTATTGAGAAGGATGAACTTCCCTGTAGGCAAGTCTGACGTAGAGAAGAATGCAACAGGCACACCGTTGGCGGCCAACAGTTGCCCCCCGTTGACTGACAGCGTAGCGACGTCCGCAACCTGAATCTGATTGTCGCCGACGGCTGCATCCTGAACCGTCGTCGTGCCCGCACCATAGATCTTGACGCGGTTCCGGAGCTGAGTGATGTCCTCCGACGAGACAAAAGGCTGACTCCCAGAGTCCGCATGCAACAGATCCGGATTCGTATTGGTGATGTCGTCTGGAGGTGTGAAGTTCTCCAGATAGGGTCCGTCCGGGTTCGGCCAGATCAGTGTCTGTGTCGGATCGCTCGGATTGATGACAGGCTTATCGCCGAAGTCAGTAATGATCGGAGGAATGGGCGTCGTCGTATCCAGAGGGGTATTCGGCGGCGATGCAGGGTTCGGATCAATCGGATTGTGATCCGGTGTCGTCATCGTCTTGAAGTAAGGACAGATGCCGAATACCTGATAGCCTGCGTCAGGGTCGTTGTAGCACGCCGCGGGGTTCCAGCCTCCACCTGCACCCGGCGCAGGGAGCTGATACGCACTCGCGTAGAACTTGTAGAGCATAGGCGGGACACCCGGGAAGATGTCCATCACGCCCTGCGCGTCAGGGGCATCCCAGCACCAAACGTCAAACCCACGATCCATGAATGTCTGACCGTTCGAATACGTGAACGACTGATGCGCCCCCCCTCCTCCAACAGCGACCGGGCCAAATGCGAACGGTTGGCTGAACGTGCTCAGCTGTGATTCGGAACCATTGGCATAGACGACCGACACCTTGAAGCGATAGATCCCGTAGGTAATACCGCTGCTGATCAAGAACCCATGGATGGGCCCTGTCGCCAGCATGCCTCCGCCTACGGCCATGACGTGCCCAGAGAAGCCTAGCCCCCCTCGAATTGGAATGCCCAAGGCAGACGTGCCCGCGGGCGGGGGCTGTGTCGTCGTGCCCCCGCTGCCTGTGTCGGGTATTGTCACAGGATCGCCGCTGTTGTCCTCGATCACGGGCGTATCCGGCACAGCCACAGGCGTGACGTCGATCGTGGTTGTCGTGTTGTCTAGCACGGTCCAACCAGACGCGAGTGGGTCATTACCCTTCAGATAATAGATCTTCCTCCTTGCACAGGTGATCGTCCCAGACGGATTCAATCCGATTGGGATGTTGGAGATCCGCATGAACTTCGACCCGTCGAAGGGCATGATGTTCGAGGCAGGTCCTAGCCGTGATTCGACGCCATTGGAATAGATGAATGTGACCCGGACCGCATAATACCCAGCGGGGAAGAGCGCCGGTGAGTTCGTTGCAGGCCCCGTGGACAACGTCGGCGCGGTGAAGTCTGCACCACCCCCGGTATCAATCGGAACGATGATGTCGTCAGGCAGCGGCGGGTGAAAGAAGTGGACGACATAGCCGTCCAGATACCAACGCCCTCCGCCGATAGCCTGGGCGATCGCGTCGAACGTTTCGCCCATCGTTCTCGTGCCGTCAAGACTGACAGTCACCAGCGCCAGCTTCGTCTGCACGAAGGACGTGCTGAACGAAGGGGCATAGCGGGTGATTAGGTCGATGACGATCTCAGAGGCAGAGACGTTGGTATAGGTTCCGAAGGGACGACGTCGGTTCAGAAAGAAGAGAAAGTCTTGGGCTGTGCAGTTCCAAACCAGTTGATCAATCTGGCCCTCGTAGCCTTGATCCACTGTCATCACGACGCCTTTGAACAGCTCTCTGTTCCCGTCGCTCTCGTCGTTGACGGTGAACTCCTCGCCTACCAGAGGCTTGTTACTTCGCCCATCCACGACGAAGGACGCCGTGTTCCCTTGGTTGCCTGACGACTTGTTGATGGAGATACCGGGCTGTCGTCGGATGTCACTGCCCCTTGTCAGTGAGGTATACTGGAATCCATTGACAAGAGTGGACGTCGCACCGCCAGGCTCCGTATAGACAACATTCACCCAGCCTACGGCATGGGCTGGGACCGTGATGGCGACATGGGACTCGTCGATGAACGTCACGCCCGTGGCCGTGGCGCTGCCTACGGTGAACGTGGATCCGGGAACGAAATTGGACCCTAGGACCACGACATCGCCACCTGCCAACGACTTGAACGGTGGGTCTATCGCATTGATGCGTCCCGAGAAATAAAGGAAGCCCCCAAGGAGTGTGCCCGACTCTGAACCTACGGTGACTATAACGTCTACAGCTCCGACCGTGGCATTGGCAGGCGTCGTGCAAGTGATAGAGGTCTCACTGACCACGACGATGGCCGTAGCTGACACACCCCCGAACGTGACCGTGGGGAGTGTGCCGTCCGGCAGCGTTCTGAAATGCAGACCTGTGATGGTGACCGACAGCCCACCGGCCGTCCTCCCCGAAGGGCTGACGACACCTGAAACCACGGGGCGAGTCGTGATCGCAATAAGCTGATCACGCGTCCAGGGCTCAAGCCTGAAATCAACCGGGCCAACAGGCCTGTCAGGACCCGCCACTTAGTTCGGGCCGTAAACAGCGTATTGATGAACGGTCATCGATCCAGTGGCGACCGTCTGAGTGAAGAAGAAGTCGATCTGTTGTGACGTTGTGGAAACGAAGTTCGCGCCGACCGCGGGCGCCGTGTTCCACGGCAGGTTAGCCACGACACCACCGATGGGCATGGCGACGTTCGCACCACCCAAGACGTTCGCGGCGGAGAACCACCCACCCTGCATCAGGTTCGCTGTAGCTCCGATCGCTCGACACGTCAGTCTGAACTCCAACTCCCAGTTGATGTTGGTGTAGGCGTTCGTGACGACCAGCGCGATGGCCTGTGAATCACAGACAACCGCCGCACCGAAGCGAAGATCGAAGCGGAGCGTCCCGGGCGTCGTGGCCACAACAGATACGCGGCCGCTAGCCTTGACGATCAATTGCTTTCCGATGAAGTCGAAATAGTTCGCGGGCAACGTGTAGAGGGCGGCCGGAGGAATGGCCGAGGCGGCCGCCGCTGCTGTCAGTGCAGAGCCGTCCACCTGAGAGTTGACCAGTGTGTTCCAGTAACCAAGTGCCATGTCGTCTCCTTAGAAAGTGGATGCGCTGAACTGCTTCCGCATCATCAACTCCCGCATGATGATGTCCTTGATCTGTTGTGCAGCCTGGACCGCGGTGCCATTGACGTGGAAGTTGAGGGTGATAGACCCACCGCCTCCGGGGCCCGTGCCGTTCTGGAAGACCTGTGTCCCCATAGGCACGCGCATGGCTTCAGGACCGTCCTCCCCCACGACGATATCGACCATACCCCCTGAACGGAACCCGGGCACCCGCGGGCCCCTGTCACCCTTCCAGTCCTTATAGTCCATATGGGCCTGGAGAATAGCGATCGCATTCTGCAGGGAGAAGCCCAAGACAAGCAGATTCCAGATAGCGCCCTTGTCTTGACCCATGAACGTTCCAGGGTTGTTGGCGTCATGCAACTGCGAGAAGTTGGCCTTGGTGATGTCCGTTTTGAACACCATGGCCTCCATCGCAGCCTTGGCGGCATCAGCTTTCTTCTTCGTCTCGTCAAGCGCCTTGTTGGCGGCTTCAGTGGCCGCCTTACCCCGTGCCATCGCGGCTTCGTAATCCTTTCCGAGACCACGTGCCGCTAACGCCGCATCTTCCATTTTCTTACGCTGCTCGTCAAGCACCTCACGAGTAAAGTGGAGGCCCGACGTCTGCATGGCCTCATATGTATTCCGCATCTTGTCGGCCTGCTCTTGCAGGGCTTCAAGGGACTTGTCCTTGACACTATCCCAGTCCATGGAGATGGCGTCCAGGGATGCCTTAGCAGTCGCTTCGTAGGCCGCGTATTTCTCCTTATACAACGGATCGAGGGCGCTTAGTGACTGGACCTGCTTGTTGAAGGTGGCCTCGATGTCCGCAATCTGTGCATCCCGCGTCGTGCCTGAGTTCTTTACGATCTGCTTGTAATAGTCATCCCAGATGCCCGCCAGCTCTGTGCTGCTCTTGACCAGCTCCGCCTGGATCTTCGTCTGGTCGAGCATCGCGGCATTCAGGTCCTTTGACGTCGCGGCCAGCTTCTTGGCATTCGCGGCGGCGATATTAGTGGCTTCAGAATTCTGTGTCGTGGTGTCTATTGCGGACGCCATCGCATTCGTCACGCTGGTCAAACCCGCGCTTAGACCGTCCAATGTCTTGTCGAACTCTGTATGCCCGAAGACGGCCTTCCCCGCTTCGACGGTCTGTGCAGCCAGGTCGGCAGTCATGGCCCGGAGGTTCGTGCGGGTGTCCTCGATAGACTGAAGCTCTTCCGGTGGGATAATGTGCAGAGCGGCGCCTGCTTTGGCGACAGCAGCGATCGCCTCTACGACACCGTCCGCGATGCCTACGATGACAGTTTCGGTCCCCAGGATGACAGTCTTGATGCCCTCCCAGGCGCCTTCTACGACCCGCGCCATTGTAATCGCTACCTGCCCAAACTCCAGGACCTTGATAGCGCCCTGTTCAATGGCATGAACGATCCGCTGAATTGACTCGCTCTTGTCGTCTCCGAAGGCGGCACTGACGGCCGTCTCAATGGCCTTGAACCCCTGCTTGAAGACCTCTGACGACGCGATAGCAGAACCTAGATCATCGACCCAGTTCTGAAGTTTCGTCTTAGCGAACTCGATCTCTTCCCCGAAGTCGCGTTCCTGAGCACCCGCATCCTTGACAGCAGCATTCAGAATCCGCATCACCTCAATGCGATGGGCTTCTACCTTGCCCCTGTCGGACAGCTTGTCGGCCGTCGTGCCTAGTGACTTCGCATAGTTTTCTTCGGCGTCCCCTGCGTCCACGACGCCGACCGCCATGGCCAGCGCCCGGGTGCGACCTGTGACGAGGGCATCAGACACCAGTTCCAATTGCTCTTTGGTGCCCCCGAGCCCTCGATTCTGCAGGACGAACGCGGCCTGACCTAGTGTTCCGAAGTCTTGCGCGGTGAGCTGCACACCTGCGGAGAGGAGGTGTGCAGCGTCCTTGGCCAGAATGAAGTTATCGACTGTGCCCTTGGTGCCATCCCGCAGGGCCTGCATTGCATCTTCAGCTTGCTTGGCTCCGCCTGCGAAGTGCTCGAGGGTGGCATTGACGTCGTTGACGTCGGAGCCACGCTTGCCAAGCTCTATGGTGGCGACACCTATCGCAGTAATCGCGCCTGCGACGAGTCCCGCCGCAATGGAGACGGCCTTGAGACTCTCCTGGTTCGTCTTAGTGAAGTTTCCGAGCGCGGCTTCAGCAAGACCCAGTTCGCTGGTGAAGTTATCGGTAAGTTCTATCAGCCCTTTAACAGGGGCGATATTTGTCACGTGAACTCCCTACTTCTTCATGAGAGCGGCGTTACTTGCCATGATCCAGGCGTCAATGACCATCTCCTGATACTCTATGGTCTGTTTCACGGGCTCACGTCCAGGTCTGTCGCCAAACGGCAGCAGATACTCTATCAGAGGTTTGCCGGTCCTCATGATAGCCTGAACGATGTGCGCCAGCCCCCATTCCGTCTTCTCGTCTCCGTCAGGCTCTAGCTCGTAGAAGGCTTCCCACTCTAGAAGTTTCCAGCCCGGGATGGTGCTAAGCATCACATCAACGTCGAGATAGCCGAGACGTCGCGCAAGGCGATAAGCGAAGCGGCGCATGCCGCCCCGCTTCAGTCCTTTTTTAGGGCCGCCTTACTCACCTTGTCCATCTGATTCAGCGTCAGAGCCAGACTCTGAAGCCTGTTCATGACGGAGAAGTTCTTGTTCCGCAGGATGGGCAAGTCGTCCATGGAGAACAACCTGTTGCCCTCCGCGTCACGAAGACAATAGATCAGCATGACATACATGCCTTCCTTCTCGCCTTCAACGGTGTGGAGGGATTGGGTGAACTCCGTCATCTCAGCGGCTCCGAGCTGCTGGATACGGACGTCACCGCCCCATTCTGAGACGGTGACGATTTCGTGTTTCAGGTCCACGGCGCTACGAATGGCGTCCGCGGAGAGCAATGGCTGGGACATTACGCTCCTCCTCTGACTAACGCGGGGTTGACGAATTACGCTTCTGTGACGACACTGGCCCACGTGATTGCCAGCGCGGCGCCCTGCTTCCCATCGACGGGCGCCACGTCGAACTTGAACTGCTGCACATAGCCGAAGCCCGTCCTCGTCTTGCCAGACGGGAACAGGATCTGCCATGCGTTCTTGACATTGTTCGTGATGTCGGTCAGGATGCTGATGTGCGTCCCGTCCAACGCCACGTAGTTGATCTTGAACGTCGGATCCATCTGCCGAAGCAGTCCCAGGACGTGGCTTTCCGAGCCGTCGTTGTGGGTTGACGTCTCGATCTTGTTGCGCGACATGCCACCGGGATCGATCTCCGTGATCTCGGCAATCGTCACGAATGTGGTAGGCGTGGCGAACAGCGCCCGCTTGATCAGGATCCCTGTCGTTGTGACCGCATTCGACATTGAGCTTCTCCTCTGCTACCGGTTTCAGTTCCTTCTTAGACGCTGCATCCCAGGACCGCGTAGCTGAAAACCTGTGTGCCCGCGCTCGGGGTGAACGTCAGGATGTCGCCTGTGCCCGCGGTCACCACGTAGCCCGTCGTATCGGGCGCGTAAGCAAACAGAAATCCGCCGGCTCTCACGGCGAAGGTATGGCCGAACGCGCCAAACCCAAGCAACAGAGCGTTGGCGTTTCCACCCACGATCACAGTGCCTGTGTTCGTCGGATCCGCGACGATCAGGAACGCCCTGACGCGAGCGAAGACAGCCGCGGCGCCGAGAGCGTCCAAGAGCGCCCCTGAGAAGTCGGGCGAGTAGGCGCCGGAGATCGACTTTGCACTCTCCGAGTAGATGCGATCGGCCTGGGTGGCGCCCGTCCCGGTCGCAATCGCCTGGTTCAGACCAGTGTCGATCGCCGCCTGGGCTGTCGCCAGGCCAACGGAGTTCGAGAGAAGGGACTGAAGCTGAACGACGACTTTTGATGTAACGGTAGCTGCCATCTGAGACTCCTTAGCTTGAAGCGGGTGACATCCTCTTCACACAGTCAAGGTTGAACGCCAACCTGGCTCTGCCCTTCTCGTCAGGAGGGAGATCAAACGGCTCCGACCCCTTGAGGTTAACCTGACGATACCACGTGCCGTTGATGAATAGGTCATTGAGTGGCCACAGAAACTTGAATAGAGCGAGCGCCAATGTTTCTGCGACGTCGTAATCCACGGCACGGACAACGACCTGCATCCCAGGCTTCTCGTAAGCGGGCTCATTGACAGAGTTGTGTGTCCCTTCAGGGTCCACACCACCATCTCGAATGAGCGAGACGAACGGCCCGGGACCGTCCGGGATCTTCGCCTTCGGCCCCTTGAAGAGGTTTGTGCCATATGCAAGGCTGAACCCACCTCCCTCAAGCAAGACGATAAAATCAGGAATGAGACCCACATCACCTCATAGCGCCTTGTTCAAATCGATACGAGCCGCGATCCGGTCGGCCAGATAAGGTGCGCTCTCACGGAGCGGGCGCTCGATATACTTGGCTTCACCGTATTTATGAAACGCCTCAAGGTCCTCGTGGACGACGAACGCATACGGAACCGAAGGGCCTCCCGCAACGACTGTGACGTAGATCCGGCGACCGTTGCGAACAGGACCCTCGAGGGTGATGCTTGCACGTAGCGCCCCAGTATCCACCGGAGTTCGCTGTTTGATTTCCTTGACCTCGATCTGGGCTTCCTGATACAAGGCCCGGGCAAACTCGTCTGGCGCGAAAGCACGAAGCTTCCGGATGTCACGAATAGCAGCGTCGGCTCCACGGTAGATGGAGTATCCTGCCATACATCACCCAAGGAAGATCTCCGTCAAGATAGGACTGTTGGACGCGTCTACGAAGGCATCGGTTCCCAAGATGGGCTGTGCGGCATCACGTGCCGCTGAGCTAGAGTCAAGCACACCACCTACCGGCGTGACGATCTTGTCAAACTCGTTGATCGCGGTGGGCGTCAGGAACACCACCTGAGCCGTGCTCATCGTCATCTCGCCCGAGAACGTCCGCACCTGTTTCATCTTGCGCGTGTAGAGGGCCTTGCGCGTCACACCTGGCGCGTAGACCTTCGATCCTGCGCCATCTGAGCTGCTGTAGGCATAGTAGATCACATCTGCCTGGAGCGCGAAGTTCTGCGTCAGGCTATCAGCGAGCGCGACCATGCTCCCCAGGAAACTCATTCGTCGATGCTCAAAGAAAGATCCAGCGTCGGACCTCCCGTGATGTTGAAGAGCACCAACGTCGAACCCGCGGGCACGCAGATGCCACCATGCCCAGACTGCGCCCAGGCGGACGTTAACACAACATCTCGGATCGCCCCTATTGTGGCCGGGGCAGACATCCGGTTGAAGAACGCCGCGGGGACTGTAGGACTGGTGCCCCACGCCAGCGCCAGACGGGCTTCAGAACCTGCACCCACGCCCATTTCCGACAGGAATTGAGCGGGGCTGGTAGGCGTGATACCTGCTGCGGCGGGCCTACCGAGGCCGAATACACCCGTGACAGCCGTGGCCAGTGTGGCCTGCAGAATCTTCAACCAGCAGGGCTTCAAAGGACCTGCGATGATCTCGCAGATTGCATTGTTGGTGGTGACGTTGCTGGTTCGCACGCCCAGTTGAAATTGTGCCATCAGGCCCTCACTAGAGACTTCACACCGGAGTTACGACTCCGCGGATAGCCCCAGTCCGGCGGTATCAGATCAAAAACTGTATCCGGCACAGGCTTCGCAGTGACGCCCTCGCCGAACGTAAAAGCCACAGGACCTGCTCGCAGAGACGTGATCTTCAGCGTCTCAATGTCGGAGTTGCCCGCCAAGTCACTCACGAGCAACTGACGTGCATACTCCGCCGTGGCGCGTTGAAGTTCGACCGGGATTGTGTGGAGATCCACATACTCCCAACCGTTCAGCTTCAGCATGCCCTGACGGGGCCACAACAGCGCCTGGACGGCATCAGTTGGAAAGCCAGACCAGCACCAGAGTGCATCCATGAGCTTTGTCGCCCATAGGATCGCGGCGCTCTTCTGATCAGGAGTCGCGATGGCCCAGGTCGTGCCTACCGCAGGTCTGTCAGCATGATACTGATCAGCGAACGCGACGTCGCAGTAAGCGTTCGCGCTCGCCGATCCAGCCGTTATTACTAGCGTAGAGACGGACATGACGTGTTATGCCGGATCCGCCACGTAGTCGAGGAAGAAATCGACGAATGTCGAAACGGTCAACGTGCCGCCGACGGAATGCAGGGTAAGCCCCGTGTTGGCATCCATCTGAGTGAACGACGCACCATCTGCAAGCACGACGGCGTTCGCTGCACCGGCTCTGACCACCGCGCTTCTGGTCAGTGCTGCAACGGCCACAACGAGCAACTCAGCAGCCGCCCCCGAAACCGTGCCCGCGATGTTGATGGAAGTGGATGTGGTCGCGTTACCGCCGATAGCGATCAGTATCGCATCGACGAGCCGCCACCGAACACCTGGCAGAGCCGGACACGGAGTGAATGCGAGACCGGCTGTGGTCAGCGAAGCGGCTGCCACACGCTGTCTGAAGGTTTTGATGACGCCGAACTCGACCAGGATGTCTCTGATGTAGCGGGCCTGGACTGCACCCCTGCCTTGTGGGTAGTTGCGAAGATCACTGCTCATTGTGGCACCTCTGTCGATCTACTGGGCGGAGGCGAGCCTAGAATAGGCTCGCCTCCGTGTAGATCTCCCACTTACCCGCCGATGTAGACGAGAGCGTTATCGCGGACGACGCTCGCTCCGAACAGGGCGTCGAACGCCCACTGAACCTGCTTGTATTGACGGCTGACCTCGAGGCGGAGCGACAGCCCGCTGATCTCGTCGATCGCAACCGCCTGCAACGTCGCACCGGGCACCTGGACGGTGTCCATCAGCGGCGCCATCGCGAATGCAATTGCATCGCGGTGGATCAACAGGTTCTGAACGAAGGAGTTCGCACCGCTCTTGCGCCCGACGATCGCCTCGGCGCCCGCAGTGGCCGCGAACAGCCCGGGAGTGATGGTTACGCTGGACGGTGTAGCGCCACCGACGCTGGAGACCACGTTGTAGGTGAATGCTCCGATGCCGATGATGTCACCGGCAATCATCGTGCCCGTCGCACCGCCCGAGAGAGCGATGACAGTCGCGCCAATCGCGTTCACGCCCGTGACAGTCGTCCCGGTGGTGTAGGTGCCGCCGACGTGGGTGGGCACCCGCTGGGACATGAGCCACGTGGCTCCGAGTTTACGCCCGATCTGTCCGTTGAGGATGACATCCGTGCCGCCACCGAACGACGCGTCCTGGAAGGCGCGGAGACCGAGCGCATTCGCTTCGGAGTCCGTATCCAGGACCACGTAGCGTGGCTCCATGTCCATCAGCTGTCTGTTTCCCAGCTTCCGGGCATCGAGATACGCCGACAGGTCCGTGGCGAAAGGCGTCGTGCCCGCTGTCCCCGCGAACCCGTAGGCCTTCGCGGTGACCTTCGTCCACAGGAAGTCTTCGATGAAGTTTGCGAGACCCTTGATGGCCTCGTTCGCCTGCATGGGCAGGATGCCCCGATCGACCTGGCTCAGACCCTTGTCGTCCATCGCGAAGGGCGCCTCCCGCCAGGTGTCCAGCGTCACAGGGACCATCGTGGGCGTGACGGCGGTCACCGCGGGCGGCACAACGTCGGGCGTGACGGCTCGGGTGGCGACAGCGGCGGGCACGGCGACGTTCACCGTGGCGTTACGGGTCTGGCCCGTGATCGCCCGCTCGTAATCGCGGTTGGCAATGTGAACAAGCTGAACACGTTCGCGCAGGGTCGCAAGACCCATCGCAACAGTCGTGCCCAGAATGTTGGTGGTAACAAGTGCTCCGGCCATGTGTGAACTCTCCTTGGTAACAGGTTGAAGTTTACCAAGCAGCTCCACCGGAGCCGGACCACATCCTCACCGAGGCGGGCCAGACAAACCCTTCACCGAAGGGCTGTCTCTACTATGTCTATTCCCAGGTTCTGCTTCTCTGAAGCACAGGGTGCATCCACCGGATGCACCCTGTCATTACCCTGGGGTCTTACGCGTTCGTGTATTCCACCCGCATCTTGCCATCGCGGATGTCTTTCGA